AACTGCTGCAGAAGTTGGCTTGATTACGATGTTTGCTAATTGACCAATGCCAATTGCATCAATAATTTGTTCCATTGCTCCTGAAGCGAAGTCATTGTGAAATTCAAGGGCTATGGAGTGATCCTTAAGTCCTGAAGTTCTTGTTCTTGCACCAACTGGGCCAAATGCAGTGGTCTCAACCACATCTTCTGGCGTATTGATTGTAACTGACGAAATGTATTCACCAATATCGCCAGTAGGGCCTGATGTAGCCCATAGTTTTACATCAACATCTGTAAGTACTATTCTTGCCATTGTTATTTATCTCCTTGTTCATTGTTATCTGATTTAAAAACAAATGCTTTAGGTTCTTCCTTCTGCACTTGTGGTACTGCTTGCTGTACTTTTGATACAGCATCTGCTTCTTTCAACTTACCTGATTGAAGATACTTTTGGATATTAGCACCCACATCAAGTAATTCTTTTTCTGTAATCTTGGCACCAGGCTCCTTGCCATAGAGTGCTGTTGAAGTTACTACATATTCCATTGTTTCTCCTTATCCCCAAATTGTGAGGTTGTAACGGTAAGATAAAAATGTTTGATCTCCAGTTTGATAAGTACCACTTTCAGCACTTATAACTCTTAGAGTATTAACAAGTCCACCTAATGATCTGTCTGACTCTAAAGCAGTTTTGATTGAACCATTACCACTTCCAGCCAAAAGAAGATCAAGTTTTTCTTGTCCACTTCTCTCTGATATTCTTTGTACAATCACATAAACATCAACAGAAGCCTGATCCAGACCTCTTTGGTTATCAATGTCAAATGTGAAATCTAATTGTCCTACTATTGCACATGGTGGCACAATAACATCTGGAATCAAGTCATATGTTCTGAGTCCTGAAATTGTTTGTAGGTTCTTTTTTAACTCATCTCTTACACCATTAATATTGGAGATAGCCATTAGAATGCCAATCCAAAGTTTCTACGATAAGTCTTTAATAGCATCTCAACATCTGGATCAAGGCGAGAATTGAGACGAACTGTTCCTAATTCTACAGAGCCTGCAATGCCAAATGGAGATTGCTTTCTAATAAATAATCTTGCTGCTTGTATTTTACAAGCAAGTTCTACTTCGTAAGGAATTGAGGACCAACCCCAAACTCCAGTTATTTTTACTGTCTGAGGAAAGAAGTAAGGAAAGACATATGTCTGAATTGCTAATAGTCTGGTTACTGGCTTGCCTGTTTCTGGGTTATTTACTGGCTCATACATAACATCTGTATCTAAATTCCATATCTGTGTAAATGGTCCAGATTGATTTGCTCTTGATGCTATCTCTGTTGGTTGAATAAGGTCATCTATTTCTAAATACCACGGATTTACAGGCGTATAGTATTTTACTACTGGAGAAGCAAGTGTTCCTTCTTGATAGAAAGACCTCTGGCAATAGTCATCAATCATACGGCTTGCAGCAAGAATCGCCATTTGGATTTCATTATCATCCAGGCTGTCTTCAATTTGAAGGCTGTTTCTTACATCTGCCAATGTCGTGTAGACATTATTAGGCTGCACACTTTGACTAAGCGTAGGTTTCATCTAATCCTCTTCTCCAATTTAGGCAACATAGCCTTCTCCGTTTTAGGAGTAGCCGTTGCTGTTTCTTTCTTGATTTTAAAAATCTTTTTAATTCTTTTCATAACTCCCCTTTTAAAAAGAGTAGGCCCAAATGCGGGGTTCATCCAGGCCTACTCTCCCTTAGATTACTCTAAGTATTGCATAGAATTAACTATGCAAATCTAACTTAGAATGTAGGTGTTACAAGACCAGTTCCTGAGATCTTTGAGAATGCTGCAGGGTAACGGCCAGCAGTTGCTGCTGCGTATCCGTATACGACTGACTTGATTGTCAATGATCCAGCACCTGTTGCATCAAAGTTCAATGCGAATGGTGATCCAGCCTGCTCCCATAGATGGAATTCTGGTGCAGTTACGCAATAAATTTCATCCTGGTTAGTTCCAGCACCTGCTGTTGTTGTAACATTTGCGTCTGCAACGATTGGTAGACCCATCAATGAGTAACCTGAGTTACCGTAGAATGCCTGACCTGCACCTGCTGCGAATGCGTTCATTGGTCCGTTTAGTGTTGGAACAACGAGTGGACGACCTGCTGTATCTACTGCTGCGAGTAGGAATGCAAGACGGCGTGGGTGCATGATCCAGTGTGTAGGATTCATGAATGCGCCAGTCTGTACCTTCTGGTAAGCGTCAGCCAACTTTGGATATAGTTCAGCAACTGTTGGTGATGCATCTGTGTATGTTACAGATCCAATTCCAACTGTGTTTGAAAGACCAAGGATAGAGCCTGATGTTCCGTCACCGTTAAGGATCTGATCATCAAGTGTTGTGTGCCATCCACGGATCAAGTCCTGGATGATGAATGAGTCAATACCTGTACCACGCTCAATAGCCTGCTTTGAGATATCCTGTTGTCCTGCGATTGTACGAACATTCACAGTCAATAGTGTATCGTCAGCATTTGTCTCTGAGATAGCATCATTTTCAGCAGCCTGAACTGCAGTTGATGTACCAGTTGTCATGCGTGAGATATTTAGTGTCATACCTGCTGGAGGCAAGACCATCTTGTTTGTTGCAAAGTCTGCTGTTGGGCGACCTGCACGAGCAAGAGGTGCTGCAAGATCAACGAGGTACTGAGGAATTACAAGACCAGCAAAGTTGCCAGTTCCTACATCACGACGCTCAATCTCTTCTTCACGAGTGTGACGAGCCAAACGCTCTGCTGCTGCATAGTCATTGCTGAACTTTGCTGCAAATGCATCCTTAACGAATGATGCGTCTGATTGTGGTGTATATGTACGAGCCTCAGAAATTACCTTTGCTCCGCCAACCTTTGGCATTGCAACATCAGCAACTGCTGATCGTGCTTCTGCAGCCTTTGCATCTGCTGCTGCCTGTGCAGTCAACTTTTCAATCTTTGAATCAAGTGAGCGTGACTCTTCAACAAGGGCATCAACCTTTGCTGATTCATCATTTGTAAGGTCTGTACGATTCTCTGCAGCAACTGCCTCAAGAATAGCATCCATTTCAACCTTAACTGCATCACGGCGTTCAATTACTTTGTCTAAATAAGACATTTGTTGTTCTCCTTTTGTGAGTTATGTTAGTTTGAGGTGGTGGTTATGGATTTCACGACGCTTACGGGTGTGAACCTAACTCCGACTTCTACCTATCTTGTTAGACAGGAATATTACTTTATTGTGTTTCTTTTTGCTTGTGCCAAGCGTAAAGACATTGATCTTGGCATATTATCTGGTAGGAAGTTTAGAACTGATGGATGATCTCCAACAATCTTTCCACCTTGTCCAGGAACATCTACTACATCTATAACATTAGCAGAGTTTTCTAATTCTTGATCTTCAACTTCTTCTAATGGAGATTCAGACTCTTCTTCTTCTGATTCCACTCCATTATTACCAAGTAGTGCACCCATAACTTCTACAGCCTTCATGACATATTCATGACCCTCTGTTAAGTCTCCAAAGATGCTCTCTAATACTAATAATGAGTCGCCACTTACTTCTCTGCCTTCTTTTATTTCAGCAATGGCTCTCTTAATGGCTTCTCTTGCTTCTACTGAAGTTGCTGGGTATGCAGGATATGTAACGATTGATACATCTCCATCAGCAAGGCTTACTTCTGTAAGGGTTCTTTCTGTACGGTCTTTACTCCAGTTTTGACGAATTACTCTAAATGCAAAAGACATTTGGTCTACATCTCCACGCTCAACAAGAGTATATAGATCTCTTGCTTCTTGTGTGTTTGCTAACTCTGCTTCAAAGTATAGTCCTCTTTCGTCTTCATACAATCTCATTGTACCGTTTTTAGTTCTGGCCATAGGCAATCCTTCGTGGTTAGCCAATAGACGAACATCTGGTGTCTCTTGAAGTGTCTTTGTGAATGCACCTGGTGCAATCTTCTCAATAAACGGTAGTGGCAAGGAAGCCTCATTGAATACTGCAGCATAGCCTGCCATACGCATAGTACCGTCTTCTGCCTGTCTTGCTTCTATGTTTCTCACCGTAAAGGTACGGCGTTCAGTCTTCTTCATCTTGCTCCTTGCTTTATCTTCATTATTTAAGTTATCAATTTGGCGTTGTGCCCAGTCCTGAGCAGCATCATCAAAGTCTGCATTTCCACCCCAAAGTAGCCAAGCAACTAATCCTGCACCAGGATATCCTGGATCTGAGGAATCTTTATTCTGTGGTGCTTGTCCATCTGCCTTGTGTCTTGCGAACCAAGGTGCCATCTTTCTTACTTTATTATCAGAGACACGACCTGCTGCCATCTCTCTTGCTTCTCTTTTAGTAGCATCAGTAAGTCCATCGCCACCAAAACCTTCTGCTAAATAGTCCAGACCTCTTTGTGCATTGTTCTTAATAAACTCTGGAACATTTTCTATAGGCATTATTCAGTCACCTTAGTATCGTAAACTGACTCAGGATCTGCAGGATCAACAAGTGCTACCTGCTGCAATTGTGCTGAAGGAAGACCTGTGTGATTTAGATCTGTCATATCAAGCATCTTAGCCACATCATCTGGGTTGTAACCAACCTGTACAAGGATAGAGGCAATTTCAGCCTTCATCTTATCTCCAACAAGTGGTGCTTGATTAGCATCAATGTTCTGGAGAGGAAGTCTATATTGATCTCCTGGCTCTCCAAGTGATGATAAGTCTTCGTAGTTTCTTACATCGTTTAGTGATAAGAAGCCTTCTCTTAGTCCCTTTGTGTAGGCATCAAAGCGTTCTATTGTTGTGCCTCGCAAAAGTGCATCAAGGTTAAATCTAATAAATCCATCTGACTCAGGAAGTAGTGGAGATAATGCTTGTTCCAAACGCTCTAATAGTGGGCGTAGTGAGTGTTGCACAAATGATAGGTTTTGTGCTTCAACAGATGCATAAGACATGGCACCTTGTGTAGGATGACCTAATAGGCTTAGTGGGACACGGAATATTCTTGCGATATCTTCCACATTGAATCTTCTGACCTCTATGAGTTGTGCGTCTGCAGCGTTTAGTTGAAGAGGCTTAAATGCAGCACCACCAGAAAGAATACCAACTTTACCAGACATGTATGGTCCAGCATGTGATTCTTGCCAGTTACGAGCAATATCTCCTGCTTGTTCTGCGTTTAATTCTCCTGCAACTTCAATAACTCCACCAGGATTTGATGCGTTACCAAAATATGA